CGGTGGCGTTCAATGTTGATGAAGTGTTTGCAGCACGAACTACTTTTAAATTGTTTGCATATGCTAGAAAATTTGCGGCTGAGAACCAATATTCATAATTTGTAGAGTCTGGTTTACCAAAACGGTCAACAAGGCGAACCTCGTCAGTAATGGTAGTGACTTCATCAATTGGACCCCAGTTAAAATTTCCAGCAACACCACCAGTCGAAGTGGCAATCGAAGGGACAACAGTTGTCAGGTCGATTTCTGATATATTTAATCCAGGTGATAGCTGAAAGGCCATTTTTTACTCCTTAGTTTACGGGACAATTATACTTTATGTTCTATTTAGTTTTTTTAGTTTTTACAAATTTGAAGTCAGATATCCCGATGGAGTTTCTGGTTTCCACATATCGCCATCTTCTACTGAGTAGTCCTCTTCTGTTCCATTAAATGCAAATCCAAAAGGAACAACATCTTCTTCAATTTGTTTAATTCTGGCTTGATACATTGCTTCACGAATATTAACATCATTTAATTCTTTAAAGTATGGGTTAGTCGTTAACCAACTAAACAATACTAATGGCATAACCAAATCGTCATGGTAACCATCATCTGCGGCATAACTATCCTTTACCTGAATGAAAGTTGAAATCTCTGATATGGTATCTGCATCTGTTATTAATAACTTCTTTTCTTCTACTAATGCTTTGAATGTAAAACATCCAATACGTTTTACTCTCTTATCTGTTTGCACACCAAGTTGAGTTTTACCACCACCAAAACCACCGGTAACTGTTTGTCCTGTTTTGGTATCTCTATTTACAAAAATAAGGTTTTCATATTCTAATTCGTTATGCATGATATGAGCCACTTGCTCACTTGAGTTAACCTCAATCAACACATATGCCATATTATAATCTCTTGCCACTTTATATATGACGCTTGGGTATAACATTGGTGCTATCTTATTATCTCTAAATTTACCCACTAGTTTGTATGGTACTGATGACACATCCATAATCACAAATGCAGAATAGTCACCACCAACGCCTTTAGCTGTATCGGCAACGATAACATATGAATGTGGTTTGCCTATTAGTTCTTCAGTATCTTCATCAAGCTGTGCTTTGACAGGGTACTCATACAAATCTAAACCGTCTTTGGAATAGACTGTAGGACAAGTTGACATATACTCAATGGTGTCTGAGTTAATCAACGTCAGGGACGATCCTAAGAACTTACAGAGTACTTCCTGATTGTACTTCAGGTCACCTAGTTGTCTCTTCTGTTCAAGTGCCCATGCTTCAGTTCTGCCTGGAATCTCTGAGTAAGGAATAAACATCGGTACAAAGTCGTTGTTCTTATTAACGGCATCATTCCAAAATTTCCAGAAATGGTTATAACCCAATGGTGTTGAGGTAATAAGAATTTTTGTTGTTTGACCGGCAGAAATAACTGGATATACCGCAGTAAAAAATGCATCAGCCACAGTATTTGGAATGATTGCAGCTTCGTCAATGTACAGTAAGTTAACTGACTTACCACGAATACCAGCAGCCGTTGTTGCCGCAGTAAATACAATTGAACCATTTTCTAATTCAATGTCACCTTTGTTCCATGTTTTAATACCTTGTTGCATCCAATCAGGCAGATGTTCAAACATCAATTGATATCGAGCCATAATCTCACGAGCTGTTGATGCCTTGTTTGCAAGAACGGCAACAGTTTTATTTTCTTGAAATAAGGTGTACCATAGAATATAGGCCGCAGCAGAGGTGGTTTTACCTTGTTGTCGACCTTCCATGAGAATGACTTTACGATTATCATGTATTAATTTAATCTTTCTTTTTTGACAATCGTAAAGTTTAAACGGTTGGATACCGTGGTCAAGTGTTACAATATAGCAATAGTTATCAATAAAATATATTGGGTCATCTGCACACTTAGCTAACTCTAATACCTGTTCTTCAGAATAAGAAAAATCAATTCCTATTCTTTTGAGTGATGAGTTGCCGTTATATCCATTATTATTTAACATTGTTTACTTTATAATACTACGCAGCATCCATGCTTTCTTTTGATGAGCGCCTAAAAGTTCTTGCAGAAAATTAGATACAGCTGGTTCATCTGCTTGGTCAGCAGCAACAATACCTGCACGGAGATGAACGATGAATCTATCGTTGTCAGATTTGATTTGTGCCATCATCGCTAATGCTGATGGAATCATATCAACAGATTCTTCAATGTCTGCCAATTCTAAGAACCTTTGCATTGAACCTGGAACATACGAATCTAAGTATCGAATATGCTCAGCAATCAAATCTGTTTGTGCAAACACTTCACTATAAAAACCATTTAAGAAATCGTGGTATTGTGGAAAGTTTTGACCCTCAATGTTCCAATGAAAGTTGTGACTCTTTAGGTATAATGCAAAGTTAGTGCCTAGAATAACTTTGAGTTGTTGGATTAATTGTTCCATAATTACTTATTCTCTCTAATTTGTTTTAATAACTCTGCGGTTGAACCAACAAATACGGCATTCTTAACATTAATGGATGAATTGCTTTGATTGTTTTCAGGTCTCAACTCTTGTTTTCTTTTTTGAATCTCTAAAAGGTCTTTATTTAAATCAGCCAATGTTTTAATAAAATTGGCAGCAACTTCATATGCTCTTGGATGTTCAGACTCTTTAGCTACTCTTAATAGGTCATCAATAGAATCTGTACCTTTAACTATAAGATTTTTGATATTGGTTCTGGCTAAAGAAGAATCAACATCAATATCATCACCATCTAAGACAACAGGCATTTCTACCTTTGTCACAGGTAAGTATTTTGGTTCTTCTAAAGGTCCAATATCAAAAATATCAGATAAGCTATCGTTTACTTTACTCATAATGTATCAGGCCATTCAGTAAATATTTCTTCAAATCCATATGCTTTGTCAACATTGGCACCAGCTGGCTTTGGTATAATAACAATTGCAACGGCTTTTGTTGGAGAATTGTCTACAGTTTTAATTGTATATCGTGAGTTAGAATATAGTCCAACAAGTTTATCACCAACTTCAAGTCGTTGTGATAAGTCAGTAACAACTAATTGACCTGCTCCTGTGTTACTGAAGTATAAAACTTTACCTGTTGTATCTTTATTAATAACACCAATATCTTCACCAGTTGTAAAGTAACCAGATTTGCCATTTGCGTAATCAACAAAAACTTTCTGTGCATCTAGATTGGTAGAATCGGTGTATAGATTGGTATTTGCTTGTAGAATTAATCCTTTATTTGAGGAAGGAGAAACAACTGGTGGCCAAATATAGGCCTTTGCTGTAAATTCTAAGTTCCAAATAATCAACCTTGTGTTCATAAAATCACCTTCATAATCAACTTGAGATGATACTGAATTTAACATAATAGGCATATCATACAATTGATCCATTTCTTTAATGAAATCAACTGTAACTGTAAAGTCTGGTGTAAAGAATGGTAAAATTTGTTCTAGAATTTGTGTACCATCTTCTGTGTTTCTTACATATATGGATAAACTAAAATCAAAGTTGTAAGGAACAGGTGCATATTGCGTTTTCATTTTTGATGAACCAAACGCAAAGTTTTGTAATGTTGTTTGTTGTTTTCTACTAGAATCGTATGCCAAACCTTCCATATCAAAACTCATTCTAGGAACGGTTGTTGCAATTGATTTTGTTAAAGTTGGATCAGAATTAATTCTAACAAGGTATTTTTCTTTGGCACCATAATTCAATGGCACTTTTGTAATTTCGTGAGCCGTTAAACCGTCTTTAGAATAACGTATCAATTGAATATCATTAAACATAGATCCAAATGCCACCACAATCTTACGAATTGTACGATTATAGAAATGTGAATTATTTAGCATTATGGTTCACCAAAAGGGTTATGCTCAGTAAAGTCGATTACATTATCAGCTTCACCTTCAATTCTATTATTATCAATGATATCTTCAAATGCATTGTCCATTGTTGCTGTATCAGATTCAGTATTAATTCTCCAAGCTGCACCAGAGGTTACACCATATACAAATGAGTTGGCAGTAAAATCTCCACTTAACCTATAAACATCTAATGAAGAACCAATAACATAATCATGTACCGTAGCTTCTGCACTAGAGTTGGCGTATGTTGTGTCAGCTGATTGATAAACAATTTCATCGGCAACATATACGCCTGAACCACCAGATTTCAATGTAAACCTTGTTCGTGGATAGGAATCTATAATTTGTCCATCAATTTCTGCATTACCAGTGAGAATTAATTCATTAGAGAATACAAATTGTTTCATTTTCAATGCATAAACATAAACATTACCACCACGGCCACGACCCAATGTATAAAACATGGCTTGGTTGTTTTCGTTTTCCACAAAGGTAATTTCAAAGAAGTTTTCAATTAATGGAATGTAAATCAAATCACCTTCAAATGGGCGTATTTGATTTACTGTTGAGGCAAATCGACGGCGAGAAACAAGGAGAGTTAATTCATCTCGGATTTCAAGACCAAATTTGGACATGAAATCACCTTCACCATCCATACCAGTCACATTTTCTAAATACATTTCAATTGGGTAAGATGATGTATATTGTTTTAATGTATCTTCACCATACAATAAATCTTCACTATCACCACTTGATCGTGGCATATAGTAAACATCCATACCATTAATACCAAGAGACTCGATTACAAGGTCTTCCACCAGTAATTGCTCACTGGTGACTTGATTAGCTGGAAAATTATTAAAATAGAAATTAGTTGCCACGAAATTTAACCTAACAGTATTTCATTTGGCAATACATTAATAATTTGCATCTCTTCTTCTAGCTTATTAATTTCTTCAACAGCCTCATCATAAATCTCTTTACCATTTAGAGTTACACCACCTGGCAATTGCACACCAGCAAACTTTTTAAGGTTGTTACCCCATTGCATTTTGATTAATGCATAAGCATACTTCTTTAAGAACCTATCACCCCAAACATCTGGATTACCAGAGATTGTTGCAGAGACATTGGCTGCTGTGTTGACCATTGGGCCACGAATTCTTAATGATGTTGGCGAATCAATTTTATCTACTTGAAAACTATCAACACTATTGAATGTGATAAAATCATTTTCTAGAAACTGTTGATCGTATGTTGTACCATAACCAGTTACGACATTGCTTCCAGCTGTATATGATACAGTACCAGTTAAAGTAACTGTTGATGGATTCAATGATCTATAACATTCAATGATAACATAATCACCTACTTGAACATCTCTTGTCCAATCTATGTCAATGAATACTTTGTTTTGTTTACGATTAAATCTAAACTGTGGTGTACCTGAGAACAACAGTTCAAGTGTTCTTATATGCTGCATGGTAATTTCATATGACACATAAGAAACTGATGTAAAGTCATATAAATCATGCAAACGTAATTGATAACGCAAGTCAAACATATTGATTGATGCGTTAGAGTTATTGAATGGAAAAACACCAGTTACAAATGTCACCGCATCTGGTGCATATATCCATCGGCGATTAATATCTGCGACTGTCAGTTGGTGCTTCATATACATCTTCTCTGTACCATCGAAATGATAGTCTTGAAAATATGATAGAGCATCGTCTATACGGTCATCTACTTGGTCATCATCCACGTTAATTTCAATAACCGGAAAACCAAGTTTTCTTAAACAGTAAGTTTTGAATTCTGCACGAGTTGAAGGAGTAGCCATATTCTTTTATTTATATTAGTTGTTAAGTAGTAAATTAATACTTGATTTAATTTTAAATGACTTCATGCTGTGTAAACAGTATTACCTGTAAATCCAAGAATAATATTCGTGGCTGTATTGGCATATGTATAAGTTCCTGACACGTTAGCATTGCCCGGATAATTATCAATAGGGATAGATATAATTACGATACCAGAACCACCTGCACCACCTGTACCGTTATTTTGTCCACCACCACCACCACCTGTATTGACTGTGCCTGATATTCCGGTATTTCCACCACCACCGTTGCCGCCTGTGCTGCCTGGACTTGATCCTGATGCACCACCACCTGCTAAAAAATATGTACCAGATACCAATTGGCCCGCAGTTGACCCTGTTATAGGATTGGCAATACCTACACCACCTGATGCTGTACTTGCTCCGTTCGCTCCTGCGCCATTTGCGCCACCGCCGCCGCATAATGCTGCTCCAGAAATTAAAATTCCACCATCAAATCCTTGACCTGGAATACCCGGAGCTCTAGCACCAAACGCACTATAGTTATTTTGACCACCTAGCCCACCGCCTGATCCTCCTACTGATGGACCTGCACCAGCACCAGATCCGCCACCACCTGATCCGCCGATTGATAGAATTTGCGATGTGTTAGCGCTACCAAATCTACTATTTGATCCGGATGTGCCAGCACCATTTGATACTCCTCCGGCGCCGCCTGCACCTATATTGGCAGTATAAGCTGTTCCTGGTTTAATTGTATATGATGTAAAAGAAGAAACCCCACCTGCTCCGCCGCCACCACCTAAAAATGCACCGCCGCCGCCACCACCTGCCACTACGGTCACAGCTACGTCATAAGCTAGATTTCCGGATTTTGAGAATGTTGTAAAGTTACTCATTCATTATCACCCATCCTTGTGAAGCTCCTGTATAAGCTAATGTAGCTCTAGCATTTAATGAATTCAATGTCATGTTTTCCGCTAATCCCATAATGTTTGACCCATTTCTCGCTATCACAGAAGTAGTAGTTCCGCTACGATTAGTAAAATTAATCCAGTTACCAACGGAAGGACTTGCTGGTAATGTTAATGTTAAACTTGCTGTCAATACATAAGATGCGTAGCTTATAGCTGTTGTATTGGCAGAGATACTGATGATTGTTTGATTAAAAGAAACATTTCCACTTGCGCTTAATGTTCCTGTTATAGCAGTTCCTACAGAACTAACTGTCATTACGTTAGCTGTTCCGCCTACTGTAACAGTTACATTACCACTAGATGCAACTGATACGTTACTGGTTCCGTTGGTAATACTAGAACTACTACCTCCTCCACTACCAGCATTAGCTGTGAATTGCTTTGTGCCATCTCCAAACTGGACATAACTTTGTGAAGCAATATTCGAAGCCGTTAAATTGGCAGAAATAATTACATTACCTGTTATTGTACCACCAGTATTTGCATTAATAGAATTGTTAGCACGAACGAATGCAGCTGTGATGCTATTATTTTGAGTAACATCAATTGTAGTAGCAGAATTAGCAGCTAGAAAAGCAGCGTTAGCTGCAGCGAATGCTGCTGTGATGCTATTATTCTGTGTTGTATCGGTTGCTG